TTGGACTCATCACAAACTACGAGGAAGTCATAAACACCTCTCTTAGCTTGTACATCACGAAGATATGGTTCAACAATATTCACAAAGTTAGCTCTTGTATTATTATCATTCAATTCGAATAATTGAGCGTTAGCGGCTCCTTCTAGAGCCTGTTCCACTGTTAGGAACAATCTTCTTACGTTAATCCTATCAAAGGCTGAAGAGTATCCTAAACCTGTCTTATCTCCAAAGAGAATAATTCCAGCGCCCTTCTGATTAATAATAGAGTTAATTCTAGCTGAATAAAGAACATCTCTTTGCGCTTTAGTTGGCTCATAAGCCATCTTAATAGCAAAATTGATGTTTCCTCTTTGTTGTCCAGCTGGTGAGAACCAAGGATACTGTTCAATAGAAGTCCTTACCATCAATCCAGCAACGTCTCCATTAGTAGGAATCCAACGGAACTCATTATTGAATCTATCATACATATACTTCCAACCAGTATCAAATACTGCGTAGGAAGTGGATGTCAGTGGACTATAGAATTTTAAGAGATTATTAGTCTGAGTTGTAGTGTTAGTTTCACCAACCAGATTAGCTCTATGTGGTGAAATAACAGCCATACAATCCTTTCTAGACTCACAGAGAGAAATTAGAAGGTTTGCTTTGGCTTGAGATTGATCTTGACTTACAAGACCAGGACCCATCAATAGATAATCAACTTCAACTTCATCTCTAACAGCAAATTTCCTATAGGAAGTAAGAAGACTGCCCAAACTAGCAGACATTCCACCAGAAGCTGAATAGTCAGCACCTAATGTAAGACTATAAGTCTTTTGTCCAATAGTACTGAAAGTAATTCCCTGTGCTGCTTGTCCCCAAAGACCATCACCAGTAGTAACAGGAGTAAAGTCTGTTGAGAAACCTGAAGAAATTGGTTCAGTATTCCAATAATTGTCAGCTACAGAAGCCAAAGATTTACCAGCGTAAATTTCTTCAGAAGCTGTAGAAAGGTAAGACTTATAATAAGTCTTACCTGGAGCAGCTCCATCAGCTATTGTATCTTTTGCCTTGGAAAGGAAAGGATGCTTCTCAAGAATACTTCCTTGAATACCTGTAATATCACCGGTATCATCTACAATGACAACATGCATGGAGTCATTCTTAGCTTGTCTCTTCAAACAAAAATTACTTGTAGTTGGTCTTGGAGCAATGGTCTTCCAAAAGAGAGTAGTGTTTGTGAGACCCAAGGTCTGATTATCATACCAGTCTTCTGCTTTAGATGCTGTGGCAGAAACCGCAGTAGCTCCACCACCACCAGTATTAATACCAGAATTGTTTACAAACCAAACAGCGTCAGTTGATTCAAAAGATCTTCCTGGATCAGCTTCAGCGTAAACGAGATCACGTAAAGTAGATCCACCACCAACTGTCTCCACACGACCCACAATTCTAACATCAAAACTACTATTACTACCAGCAACGTCTGTAGTAACACCAGTAACAATACCCTTTAGATATCCGTTAAAGACTGTTGTACTACCAGCTCCAGGTACAGAAATATTACTCAATACAGTTGTTACACCATAACCAATAACAGCACCAGCTGCACCTGGATTAGTGGTGGCAATACCGATTGTTTGATCAGCTTTATTATCAATAAAGCAGATCTTCATAGTATTTGACCATGATCCAGGGTTCTTAGCTGACCAATACCAAGTAGTGGCCTCACTAAAATTGGCCTCATAATCATCCTGATTCTTAATCTTCAAGGATGTAGTAGCGGCATAACCAACAGATGCGTTAGCATTGTTGAGGTTATTACCATCAGTTCTACAAACTTTAAGAATACCCCCATACGACAAATATGAAGATGCCGTCAGCCAATATTCGTATTGTCTATCAGTACTTAGTGGCTTACCAAATGTGGTAATTAATTCTCTCTCCGTAGCAATACTGGTAGGCTCATCAACCGGTCCTATTCTAAAGGGCCCGGCAATGGCACCAATATTGTCTAATACGTTCTCTGCTCTTCCGACGGTCAGATCAACTTCCCTGATCAGCACGCCTGGAGATAATTGCGGAGTCGCCATGTTTTTCTCCCTCTAAAAAAGTCTCATTTATCTAAGAAATATTTATTAAAATACCCATTTACATGTAATCCCACATGTAAGATCTATCTCCATATTCATCAGTATGCCATCTATCTCCATCTTTATCCACAAAACTACCTTCGTCATCTAATCCATCAGACATAAACCCAAATGGTGCCATGTCCTGTTCTATCTGATGCTTCTGTTCTTCGTATAGTCTTTTCCTTACATCTTGATCTGTAAGCTCTTTAAAATAATCCTGTGCAACTAACCATGCATAAATTACCAAACACATAGCCAAATCATCATTACATCCCTCTTCAGCTTCAAAAGAATTGTGTTTAGATATAAAAGTAGTTAATTCTGATATAATATCATAATCATTAAAATAAACCTTATCTTCTTCTATTAGAGTCTTTAAATTAAGAGATCCTACTTTCTTAACAGTCTTGGACATCTTCACTCCCAATTGAACTTTCTTTCCAGAAAATCCCTGTCCAATAACCTGACCAGCTCTTCCCCTCATAGAAGACATAAGAATATTTTCATATTCCAAATCATACTGAAGAATAGAAGCTACCTGATCTCCTACATCATTGACTTCACAAAGAATAAATGCATTATTATAATTTTTGGCTACATCATAGATTACACTAGGAAATAACATAGGTTTAATTTCATTATTCTTATATTTGGCTACTACTCTGTGTGGAAATTGGGTAATATCTATAACTACAAATGCAGAATAATCATTACCCACTCCTCGTGCTACGTCTACTGTCATCAAATAATCATGATCCTCTTTAGTCCCTTCGTAGACATCTAATCCCTTACTTCTTTGTTTTGGACTGTCATACACTAGAGTCTTTAACTTGCTGGGAGCAATAAGAGTATCAACAGATCCTAAGAACTCACACTCAAACTCAATTTTAAACTGATCTTCTGATGTATTGTTAATGGTCTCCTGTTTCCACCTAGCATCCCTTCCAGGAACTTCAGACCAATGAACATCAGTAGGAGTATATTCATTTTTTCCTCTCTCAGCATCATGCCAGAGACGATAAAAATGATTCATTCCATGCGGCGTCGAGACAATAATAACTTTAGTACTCTTACCAGAAGTAATAGTAGGATAAACGGAAGCAAAAAACGAATCAGCAATATGATTTGGAACGAATGCAAACTCATCCAAAAACAATATATTGAATGACATTCCTCGAACAGCTGAGGCAGAGGTTGAAGCAGCCAAGATTTTAGATCCATTTTCTAACTCCAGTGAACCTTTATTCCAAGATAAAATACCCTGTTGCATCCATTTAGGTAAGTTTTCATAAGCAATCTGTAACCTTCCCAAAAGTTCTCTAGCAGTAGCTGCTTTGTTGGCAAGAATACCGATATTAACACTATCATTAAAGACAGCATAATGTAATAAAAATGCTACAACAGTGGTAGACTTACCAGTCTGTCGTGGCATCTTACAAATATTAAATCTCTTCTTATGAAAATTTTCTATAAGTTCCTCTTGAAAATCATATGGATGAAAAGGCATTAAACCTTCATCAAGAGTAACAATCTTTATATAATTTGCAGCAAAATAAACTGGATTATTTTTGCATTTGATATACTCACGAATATTATCCTCAGTAAATTCCTGAGCAACATTAGCTTTTTTAAGATTTGGATTTCCCAAATATATCTGGTCAAACCTGTCAGACATAACAATACCCCACTAACTCAAGGCCTTCCTCCCGCCTTAACTCCCAACATTCCTCTCATCTCACCAGCATTAACATATGCTCCACCATCCAATGTATCAATGAAATAAGCTCTAATTTTAGCTTGTGGATAAATCTTATCTAATGCATGTTGAACTTGATCTCTTGTAGGTTTTGTTGTGAATGGGAAGAAAAATCTCATCACAAGCAACTTTCCTCTCCAATTTAACAAAATCCTCCAAGTATTTCCATACTGAGCACTAACTCTGGTTGCTTCAGCCATACCCTTCATAGGAGCTGGTTTAATTACATCAACAATCTCATACGCCAAATTTCCATCAGCATCATCAAGAGTAATCTTATTCTGATACTCGTTGACAGTTTTTCTAATTCTACTTAAGGCGTCCATTGCTCAAACAAGAGTTTTTACTATTTATCCTCCACCATTTTCACCATCATTTCCATTTTTCTTTACATGTACATGATGGATACCACCACCCCAATACTCATCATTCCATTGAGTTTTAAGAGGAACACAAGCATTTAACTTTTTATCATACTCCATCCCATATCTACATTTAGGTTCGCTACCATCTAATCCAGTTACCCTAAGAGCAAATTTTTCTATAAATTGATTAAAATTCTTTCTTAAAACTTCTTGGTGAGATTCTGTATATTCTTTAGCAGATTCTTTAAAAAACTTTTTAAAAAGTTTCATAGTCCTACAACGGTTAAAGGGTCTGAATAAACAGTCGCTATTCCTGCATTAGTATCAAACTTAACTCTATTACTCTCCAAATTTAATGTAGTCATATTACCAAGACTAATACCATCACTAGCAATCCCTACTGCCCCAGTACTATTAACTTGACTAAGCAATCTAGGCATTTGCTGTCTCCAATACCGAAAGCAATACTTTTAATGTGGTATTTGCGCCAGCAGTTGCTTTAATTGCATCACTGGTTTCCAAAACTAATTTTCCATCTAAGGGAATATATGCATCATTAACAGGAACATTTGCTTCATTAATTATCTCAGTA